GGATAAAATCCCTGGACTTAATTTTAATAATAAACGTGTTCAGATAATTGCATCATTTGAGGAAGCAATGAGACATGAATTTAAGATATATAGTTCAAGGTTATTTGATGAGATGAACACCTTTGTATATGTCAATGGAAGACCTGACCATCAAAAAGGACAACACGATGACTTAATAATGTCAATTGCAATGGCGACTTATGTTGCGGAATCATCATTTAGTAGTTTAGAAAAAGTCACTGAACAAACAAAAGCAATGTTGGAATCTTGGTCTGTGACTAACAATGAAAATATGGGAAAACAATTAGATTTTAATCCAGTAATACCATATGGACACGATAGATTACAACAAAGAAATCAAAATGTATCGAAGGAAGATTATATGAAATACTCTTGGTTATTTGGAAATCAGAGAAGATAATATTTATAAAATAAAATAAATTAAATATGGGATTAGTTGATAGAAAAAAGTCAGGAAAAATAATTAACGGGTCTAAATTAAATGTTGAAGGTCAAGGAATTTCAACAGTAAAAAAAGAAAAACAAGATAAGTTAGTTATAAATCCCAAAAAAACAGACAATAATTAAGTATTTAATTATTGGATTTAGGTATTAAATTAAATTTATGGAAGAAAATAAAAATTTAACAGTTTGGCAAAGACTCTCAAAAGCATTTGGTCCTAATGCTTTATTAAATCAAGATTATCCAACATATAAGTTTGATAAAAAAGAATTATTAAGAACAACATCCAAACAAGAATACGAACAAGAGTTATTACAAGCTCAACAAACATATTACTTATCAAATCAATGGACTAAAATTGAGAGTAATCTATATACCCAAGCAGTATATTACGAACCAACTAGATTGGCCTCATTTTATGATTACGAATCTATGGAGTACACACCCGAAATATCTGCAGCTTTAGACATTTATGCTGAAGAGTCAACAACAGTTGACCATAATGGGTTTATGTTACAAATATATTCTGAATCAAAAAGAATAAAAGGAATTTTGACTGATTTATTTAATAATACATTAGATATTAATACAAACTTACAAATGTGGACTAGAAATACTTGTAAGTATGGTGATAATTTTGTTTATTTGAAACTTGACCCTGAAAAAGGAATTGTTGGTTGTATGCAATTACCAAACATTGAAATTGAACGTTTGGAGAGGGGGGTGCCCACTCAAGCGACAAGACAAAATGTTGAAGAACCCTCGGAAAATAAAGGATTAAGATTTAAATGGAAAGTGAAAGATATGGAATTTAATTCTTGGGAAATTGCTCACTTTCGTTTATTAGGTGATGATAGAAAACTTCCTTATGGTACATCAATGTTGGAAAAAGCAAGACGTATTTGGAAACAATTATTATTATCTGAAGACGCAATGTTGATATATAGAACATCAAGAGCACCTGAAAGACGTGTATTCAAAGTATTTGTGGGTAATATGGATGATAAAGATGTTGAACCATATGTACAACGTGTTGCGAATAAATTTAAACGTAGTCAAGTTGTTGATTCCCAAACAGGTAATGTTGATATGAGATTTAATCAAATGGCTGTAGACCAAGATTATTTTATTCCTGTTAGAGACCCTGCCGCGACAAATCCAATTGAAACTTTGGCGGGTGGTACAAACTTGGGTGAAATTGCCGATATTGAATACATTCAAAAGAAATTATTAACCGCTCTACGTGTACCTAAAGCATTTTTGGGTTTTGAAGAACCTGTAGGGGATGGTAAAAATCTTTCATTAATTGATATAAGATTTGCAAGAACAATAAACAAGATTCAAAAAGCTATGATTGCCGAATTGAATAAAATTGCAATTATACATTTATTTTTATTAGGGTTTGAAGACGAATTAAATAACTTTACATTAGGATTAACAAACCCATCAAGTCAAGCTGATTTATTAAAACTTGAGGTATGGAAAGAAAAGATTGCAGTTTATAAAGAATGTGTAACTGCATTACAAGATGGTACAGCACCTACATCAATAACTTGGGCTAAAAAACATATTTTAGGATTTTCAGACGAAGATATTAGAAATGATTTACAACAACAAAGAATTGAAAGGGCTGTGGGTGCGGAATTAAATAATACAGCAACAATTATTACTAAAACTGGTATATTTGATAATATTGATAAATTATATACTCAAAAAAGTGGGTCTACAGCAAGTGGAGGGGCAACACCACCACCGCCTCCAGGAGGAGGAGGAGGTGCCCCTGAAACACCACCAATGGGATTACCTGAAAATGAAAAGAAAGATAATTTAAAAATTTTATTAGAAAGTGATAATTTAGTTGAGGATGATAGTTTTATTGATTTATCCAAAGGTAAAAATTATTTAGGTGAAATTGAGAAACATCTAGACAAACTTATCAATGACTAATATTTATAAAATAAAAAGAATAATGCAAAATACAAAAATGGAATTTGGTTTATTAAAATCAAAAGTAGAAAAATTACTCACGGAATCTTATTCAACTAATGACTTTAAGTTTGAAATGAAAGTTTTTAAAACTTTAGTTTTAGAAAATAAAAACATTAGTAAATTGTTTTATTTATACGATGAGTTGAATAGTAATAAGGCTCTGAGTGACACATTAGTTAATGATTATATTAACGAATGTATTACTATGTATGAAAATATAATAAATAAAATACCTAAAAAAGAGTTAAATCAGTTAAAAATATGGACTTCAGATATTAAATCCAAAAACAAATATGAAAAAATTGATAATTTATTTAAAACAAATATACTGACAATTGAAAACAAAATATCAAGTAGAAAATTGATTGCCGAATCCCTTAAAAAACCTCAAATGAAATCTAGGGAAACGATTAATTTACCTATCAGTACAATTATAAATTTGGCAAATAAAACACTTAGTAATTATATTGAAGACTTGAATGAATCAGACAGAAATGAATTAAATAAAATATTAACAACAAATGAAAATGATATAAAAGAATCATATCAAGATATTAAAGAAAACGTGTTAAAAAAATTAGATAATTTATTTGTTGATTCTGATATTGAAACTAAGTCTAAAATTGAAGAATCAATTAATAAGATTAAATCTGAAAAATTTGACAAATTAAACTATTTTAGACTTAAATCATTAAACGAAAATCTTTAATTAAATTTACCTTTGTTTTTTTCAGTATAAATCGCTTTACTAATTGTTTTTCGTTTAATAACTGATGGTTTAGAAAATTCTTTTCTATTTCTTAATTCAGACATCAATTTAGTTTTTATTACCTTGCTCTTAAATAATTTAAGAGCTTTTTCTATTGGTGTCTTATTATCTACGTGTACAATTAACATAAGTTTTAATTTTATTTTGATTTATTATTGTTTTTGACTTATTTAATAAATTTAATTACATTTAATTAAAATAAACAGAAATTAAATTTTTTTTTAATGAAAAAGGGTAAAACCTCAAAAATTGTAGGATTTAAAAACACTAAAGTCACTTATGGTACTGTTGATTCATTTGAATTAAAATCAATTTACTTAAATATCCAAACTTGGGTTGAACCCCATAAAGATTCAGATAATTGGAACAGAGTGGTTTTAAATCAGTCTAGGTCAATAAAACATACAATATTACGTTCAATAAACCACAATTTATTCAAAGAAAATTTTATAGTAGATTTAGACTTGAGGTCAAGTGGAATTAGTTTAAATAAAAAATCATTCTTGAATCTTGAAGTTAATTTATTTACAAATATTGATAATCTTGATTTTAAAGACAACTCCTTGAAAGAGTCATTAAAAGACTTAACAAGAAACATAATTAATTCAAATTTCAATAAAAATGATTATTTTAAATTCTCAATTACCAAAAAGACTAAGTCTTCAAATGTATAAATATCAAATTTATGATATTTATGTTAAAAAACATATATGGACTTAAAAATAATTAAACCTGGAGAAATTGGTAAGGGAATTTTAATTGAATATGATGCAGGTTATGTATCACCAAGAACTGAATATAATTCATTTATATTAGAACAAAAATCTTATTTAGACTATTCAAAACCATTTGAATTCTATGCTGTATTACAAAAATATAACACACCAAATCGTAATGGTAGAATTTATCCAGAAAAGATACTAAAAAGAGAAGCCGAGAATTATAAAAAGATGATTCAAAAAGGAACGTCTTTATCTGAATTAAATCACCCAGAATCATCTTTAATTGATCTTGATAGAGTATCTCATATGATAAATGAAGTTTGGTGGGAAGGCCCTATATTAATGGGTAAACTCAAATTATTAACATCCCCAGGATTTCACGAAAGAGGAATAGTATCAACTAAAGGTGATATGGCGGCAAACTATCTAAGACAAGGTGTTACTCTTGGTATTTCTTCTCGTGGAGTTGGTTCATTAAAAAAAGTTGGAGAACAAAATGAAGTTCAAGATGATTTTGAATTAATTTGTTTTGACCTAGTTTCTTCACCATCAACACCTGGTGCTTATCTTTTCTTAAATAAAGAAGATAAACATATGTATGAAGAAAATCTTGAAGAAGAGAAAAAAATGGCAATTGAAAGAAATGTTGGGGATAGCGGAAACAAATCATTAGAACTAATGAAAAAATTATCAAAATATGGCTTTTAAAACTATTGATTTTATAGAATTTATTTTTTAATATTGTTCATATTAATAATTAAAACAAAAATAAAATGGAAGAAGGACAAAAATATTTCATAGCAAAGATTGCTGAAGAGTTTAATGATGATGAAACAGGAAAGAAAAAAAAGGTTAAGTTAGAAAAATTAGTTATGGGTTATTCTCCAACTGATGTTGAAGCTAAAATTACTAAAATTTATGAACACTATACTCACGATTGGAGAATCACTGCTATAGTTGAAAGTAAAATTGACGAAGTAATTCAAGATTAATTAAAATTTTTAATCATTTATTAAGGTCACTTGTAAAAAACAAGTGGCCTTTTTTTTATTTTTTATATTTTTTTTTAAATGATGATATATTTATAATAAAAAATGAAAATGACAGAGAAAAAATCTTTAGTTGAGGAAGCAATACTCCAAATGAAAAATTTAGAGGAAGTTGTAACTGAAAATGCAAAAGGAATACTTGAATCAACAATGAAACAAGAAATCAAAGAATTGGTAAAAGAATCTCTCAAAGAACAAGACGATGAAGAGGTTGATGATGAAGATGAGGATATGGACATAGAAGATGACAATATGGACATAGAAGATGACGATATGGACATAGAAGATGATGATATGGACATAGAAGATGACGATATGGACATAGAAGATGATGATATGTCAGAACCTAATATGGAGGTAGACACAATAGACCTCACAAAACAACCAGCGTCAGAAGTCTTAAAAGTATTCAAACTTTTAAGTCCTGAAGATGAAATCGTTGTAACCAAAGATACTGCGGGCAACATAAACCTAAAAGACAATGAAACAAACAAAGAGTATATGATTGTTAGCGAAGGTATGGATGAATACGATGAATACGATGAAATGTATCATTCTAATGATATGATGGAAATGGATGATGAAATGGACATGATGGAAATGGATGATGAAATGGACATGATGGAAATGGATGATGAAATGGATATGATGGAAATGGATGATATGTATTCAAAAGAAGAAATGTATGAAATGGATGATATGGAAGAACCAATATATGAAATTGAAATGGATTCAGATGATGAAGATAGTGATATTCAATCAATATTTAAAGATGTATTTGGAGAGGAAGAGGAAATGGATGATGAAGAGTTTTTCTTAGACGTTGAAGAATCATTATATGAAGCCAAAAAATCTATGAAACCTAAAGGAATTGGTATGGGTTCAGCTTCTAAATTCAAATATCCTAAAACTCCAAATCAAGAAGGTGGGTTCAAAGAAAATATGAAACAAGGTACTAGAGGTGTAGGTATGGGTAAAGTTAAAAAAGATATCTACAAATCTGATTCTCCAAGTTTTGATGGTGAATTCTCAAAAAAACCAACCAAATCAAAAGAGACAAAAGTAGGTATGATGATGACGCCTAAGAAAATGGAAACAAAAGAGGCCGCACGTACTTATGGAAATGGTTCTAAAAGTGGTCGAGGTCTTAGAAAAGGAATTACACCTAACAGAAATCTTACTTTTGAATCTATAGATTCACAAGAATTAGATTTACTTAGAGAAAAAAATGAAGAGTATAGAAAAGCATTAAATATTTTTAGAACTAAACTTAATGAAGTTGCTACATTCAATTCAAATTTAGCTTACGCTACAAGATTGTTTACTGAACATTCAACATCAAAACAAGAGAAAATTAATATCCTTAAAAGATTTGATGGTATTGAGACTCTTAAAGAATCTAAAAATCTTTACAAAATCATCAAAGACGAACTTACTACAACTAAGACTAGTCAAATTACAGAATCAATTGAAAGAACAATCGAAAAAACACCTTCAACAGGTTCGGCAATTAATTTAATTGAATCAAAAACATATGAAAATCCACAATTCTTAAGAATGAAGGATTTAATGTCAAAATTAAAATAAACAATAAACAAAATTAAAACAAAAATCAAATACAAAATGGGAGCATTATTAGAAAGCGGTCTTGTTGGTAACATTGGTTTAAAACACCTTAAAGTTATCAAAGAAGATACTATTAACAAATGGGATAGATTAGGATTCCTTGATGGCCTTAGAGGTCACCTAAAAGAAAACGTAGCTCAGTTATATGAAAACCAAGCTT